TAACACCTAAAAAGGATTAAAATGTCAGACACAGCAAACGCTTATCTTGGTAATCCAAACCTCAAGAAGGTTAATACAGCAGTAGAGTATTCTGAAGAAGAAATTTTAGAATATCAAAAGTGTGCGAGTGACCCATTATACTTTATGGAAAACTATGTTCGTATTGTATCACTTGATGAGGGTCTTGTACCTTTTAAGATGTATGGCTTTCAAAAAGAGATCGTAAGAACAATTCACAACAATAGATTTACTATTTGTAAGTTACCTAGACAGTCTGGTAAATCAACAACAACAATTTCTTATCTATTACATTATGCTTTGTTTAATCCTAACTCAAACATAGCGATACTAGCAAACAAATCATCTACTGCGAGAGATATATTAGGAAGACTACAACTTGCTTATGAAAACTTACCTAAATGGATGCAACAAGGTGTACTCAATTGGAACAAAGGTAATATTGAATTAGAAAACAAATCAACCATAGTCGCTGCGGCAACTTCATCTTCAGCAATTCGGGGTGGTTCTTTTAATATAATCTTCCTTGATGAGTTTGCTTTCGTACCAGCAAATATATCAGAACAATTCTTTAGTTCAGTTTATCCTACTATATCTTCAGGTACAAAAACAAAATTAATTATAGTATCTACACCTCATGGTATGAATCAGTTTTATAAGATATGGACAGATGCTGTTAATAAGAACAATGACTATATTCCTATTGAAGTACATTGGTCAGAAGTACCAGGTAGAGATCAGGAATGGAAAGAGAAGACAATCAGAAATACTAGTGAGGAACAATTCTCACAAGAGTTTGAGTGTGAGTTCTTAGGTTCAGTCGATACTCTTATCTCACCAGCAAAAATTAAGAACACAGTTTACATAGACGCAATACAATCTAAAGGTGGATTGAGAATGTTTAAGAGACCTGAAAAAGATAAATTGTATGTTGCGTGTGTTGATGTAGCCAGAGGTACAGGTAAAGATTATTCTGCCTTTATTATAGTGGACGTAACTAAATCAGATAGTGGTAAGATATTATATGAAATAGTTGCGACTTACAAAAATAATGAAATCAAACCATTCGTATTTCCTAACGTAGTTGCTCAAACTTGTAAGGCGTATAATGAAGCACATGTATTAGTTGAAGTCAATGACTTAGGTCAATCTATATCAGAGGCGATGCATTATGAGTTAGAATATCCTAATATATTGATGACTACTCAAAGGGGTAGGGCGGGTCAAATACTTGGAGCGATGTTCTCAGGTAGAGGTACATCACTAGGGGTAAGAATGACAAAGCAGATAAAAAAGGTAGGTTGTGCGAATTTTAAGACGCTTATAGAGGGTGACAAGATATTAGTCAATGACTTTAACATAATCGAAGAAATGTCCACTTTTTCACGTAGAGGTAACTCATGGCAGGCAGAAGAGGGGTGTAATGATGACTTGATTATGTGTCTAGTTATATTTGGGTGGTTATCTAATCAACCCTACTTTAAAGAATTATCAGACTCAAACATCAGAAACCAGATGTATGAAGAACAACAGAAACTATTAGAACAAGACATGGCCCCATTCGGATTTGTAGATAATGGAATTGATGAAATCACAAATGAAGATTCCATAGATGAATATGGGACTAGATGGTACCCTGTTGTACGAAAAGGTCAATAACCGTAAATTAAGACTATTATAAATATCTACAATGATAAAATGTTTGACTATGGACGTAAGAAAACTTACGAATTTTGATAAATTTAAATTTAAACAGGAGAATTAACCTATGGCATTTCAAGTATCACCCGGTGTTCTCGTACAAGAAAGAGACTTAACTAACATTATCCCAGCAGTATCAACTTCAATTGGTGCAGTCGCAGGACAATTTAGTAAAGGTCCAATTGATGAGATTGTTTCAATCTCTAGTGAACAAGAATTAGTAGATACGTTTGGAAAACCTGACTCAACAAACTTTGAGCACTTTTTCACAGCGGCTAACTTCTTACAATATAGTAATGCTTTGCGTGTAGTACGAGCCCAAAATACTTCAGTATTAAATGCTTCAACATCTGGAACAGGTGTTTTAATAAAAAATACTGAGGATTACGAAAATAACTACTCTACAGGTCAAGGATCAGTCGGATCTTTTGCTGCTAGAACTGCTGGCGCACATGGAAACAGTTTACAAGTATCAACTTGTCCATCTGCAACAGCTTACGAATCAATCTCAACTTCATTAGTTGATGACTCAAGTATAGCAGTAGGAGATACTATTGTTACAACTGACGAATCAGACGTATTTAATGTTGGAGATATTATTCAGTTTTCTACAACAGCAAGTACAGACGATTATGATGACGGAGACTTTTACAGAGTAACAGCTATTGCTGCTTCAGGCGAAACTTTACAGTTCGTTCAACACCCTAGAGGTGCTGGCGGCTTAAAGAGAGCGTTAGTAGATAATAGTAAAATAAAAAGAAGATGGAGATATTACGATTCAGTAGATAGAGCTCCTGGAACTACAGCTTGGACAGCCGATAGAGGCGGTTCAGGTGATGAGATCCATGTAGTAGTCGTTGATGAAGATGGCGTTGTTTCTGGCGAACCAGGAAGAGTTATAGAAGCTTTTTCTAATATGTCAAAAGCAAGTGACGCAAAAACTCCACAAGGCGATAACAATTATTACGCAGATGTAATATTCAATAAATCTTCACAGATTTTTTGGATGGACCACAACTCTGCAGGTACTAATTGGGGATCAGCTGCTACTGGAATAACTTTCACAGCAGTAAATGTCCCTACACTTGAATCTTTAACAGGCGGAGCAGTAGGATCAGCAGTAACTGATGGTCAACTAAAAACAGCATACGAGAAATTCCAAGATGCTGAAACAGTTGATGTTGGTTTAATTATGGCTGGACCTTCTTCAAGTTCAACACACGTTGATAATCTAATCACTATTGCAGAGACTAGAAAAGACGCTGTTGTATTTGCTTCACCACAAAGATCAGATGTAGTTAATATCACTAACTCAAACACACAAATGTCAAACGTAATCGGATTCTTCAATGCAATCAGATCGTCTTCATATGTTGTTTTTGATAGTGGATACAAATACCAATATGACAGATATGCTGACATATACAGATTTGTTCCATTGAACGGTGATATGGCAGGTCTTTCTGCGAGAACAGATACTGTTGCTGATAGTTGGTTTTCACCAGCTGGATTCAACAGAGGTATTGTTAGAGGCGCTGTTAAATTAGCGTTCAACCCTACTAAAGCTCAAAGAGATCAACTTTACCCAGCACGTATCAACCCAGTTGCTACGTTCCCAGGTCAAGGTACAATCTTGTTTGGCGATAAGACAGGTCTAACAACTCCAAGTGCTTTTGATAGAATAAACGTAAGAAGATTGTTTATTGTATTAGAGAAGGCAATTTCAACTGCTTCTAAATTTCAATTGTTTGAGTTCAATGATGAATTCACAAGAGCGAACTTTAGAAATATCGTTGAGCCTTTCCTAAGAGAAGTACAAGGCAGAAGAGGTATCACAGACTTCCAAGTAGTATGTGATGAAACTAACAACACAGGCGAAGTAATTGATAGAAATGAATTTATAGCTGAGATATTTATTAAACCAGCTAGAAGTATCAACTTTATCACATTATCTTTTGTCGCAACAAGAACCGGCGTTTCGTTTGACGAAGTAGCAGGTTAGTAGAGGAGAAATAAAAAATGGCAAACATTAATGACTTCAAAGCTAAACTTGCAGGCGGTGGCGCTAGAGCCAATCAGTTTAAGGTAACTTTACCTTTTCCTGGCTATGCAAGTGTTGGTGGCGAAATAGAAGATATGGCTTTCTTATGTAAATCTACAGCTTTACCAGCTATGACCGTTGGGTCAATAGACGTAAAGTTCAGAGGTAGAGATATAAAGATTGCTGGAGATAGAACAATAGATGCGTGGACTGTAACTGTTTACAATGATACAAATTTCAAAGTAAAGAATGCTTTTGAAAGATGGCAGAACGGTATCAATAACATGACTGACAACGAAGGTTTAACTAACCCAGTTGACTATCAGGTTGATGCGTTCCTAGATCATTTAGATAGAAACGGTAATACTATAAAATCTTATACACTGAGAGGGGCTTTCCCTACTTCAGTTGGTGGGATTCCATTAGACTACGAAACTACTGATGCTATTGAAACTTTTGATGTGACTTTTTCATATCAGTATTTTGAAAGCAATACCACAACTTAATAAATTGAAATATAGGGGCGCTCTAAGCGCCCTTATAAGTATATAATGAAAAGGAGATATTAGATTATGGCAGAACTATTTGGCTTTAGTATTACAAAGCTAACAAAGAAAGCAGACCCAAAACAAAGTTTTACAACTTCACAGGCTGATGACGGAACACAAACCGTAGCAGCAGGAGGTCACTTTGGTTCTTATTTGGACATGGAA